CAATCTTGGAACATTTTCTTTGCTATCCCTTGTTATGATTCTCATGTAACAGAACCTTTTATGATGAGCTTTTTGCAGGCTCTTTTGTATTATAAAGAAATTGGTTTAAATTTTACTATTTGTACAATATCTGATTCTTTAATTAATCGCGCAAGAAACAATCTCGTTGCAAAGTTCATGGGTAACCCACAATTCACTCACATGGTTTTTATAGATTGCGATCTTCAATTTGATAAAGAATCTATCTTAAAACTTCTTTGGCATGAAAAAGATGTAATGACAGCCTCATATCCAATCAAAGAAATAGATTGGTCTAAAGTAAAAGAAGGCGCAGAGGCAGGAATTGAGGCTCAAGAACTCATGGAATACTCAACTAGATATGTTGTTCATATGACAAAGCCTGGAGAGAATCAATTAAATATTGATAATGGCGCAATCGAGTGCTATGAAGCTGGCACAGGATTCATGTTGATTAAGCGTCAAGTCTTTGAAAAAATGTTTAAGAAATATAAAAAGCTAAAGTATGTAGATGATACAGGAGCTTTAGCAGGAGAAGAAAAAGAAAACTCATACGCATTGTTTAATTCTTATATAGATGATGATGGAAGATTTCTATCAGAAGATTATGGGTTCTGTAGATATTGGCAAAAAATGGGTGGAAAAATTTGGGTTGATCCAACCATCAATCTTACCCACTTTGGAAGAATTAAATATACTGGCAAGATGATGCAATTCTTGACAAGAATAACACAATAGTTTTAATTAAAACATATTACTATAGTGGAAGATGAAATTTCACCATAGTTTATGATAGGAGTACCATGGCCCGTTTAAGGACTGAGACTGCGCCAGAAACTGGTACTGGTTCAACTGCTCTTGCCACAAGGGGCTATGTTGATAGCATAGCTTCTGGCATTAACTGGCATGCTGCAGTTAACTTTGCAACAACTGCTGCTCTTCCAGCTTGCACTTATGCAAACGGAACTTTGGGTGTTGGAGCTACTTTAACTGGGAACTCTAATGGTAGATTAACAGTAGACAGTACCGCTCAAACTACTGGCAAAAGTATCTTAGTTAAAAATCAAGCAGACGCTAAGCAAAACGGAATTTATGATATCACTGCACAAGGTGAAGATGGAGTATCTGTATTCGTATTAACTCGTCGTTCAGATGCAGATAATAGTATTGCTGGTCAGGTAAAAGCAGGTGACGCAGTATTCGTATTAGCTGGAACCGATAACGCTAATCAAGGATTTATCCTCACAACTGTTGGTACTGGAACAGCTGGTGCAATAGTATTTGGTACAGACAATTTAGATTATACTCAATTTACTGGAACAGCAACGGTTACAGCTGGTGCGGGCATATCAAAGACTGGCAATCAATTAGACGTTGGGACAGCTTCTTCATCAAGAATAGTCGTAAATGCAGATAATATCGATCTTGCAACAGTTGCTCAATCTAATAGTTCTGGTTCTGATACTACAACTTTTGTTAGTAATTTAACAGTTGATTCTTACGGAAGAATCACTGGTAAGGAAACTTCAAGTGTTTCTTTTTCAAGCACAGTATTGCAATCTTTAGCCGATGCCAAAGGTGACCTAATTGCAGCAAGTGCTGCAGATACCTTTGCTCGTTTGCCGGTTGGGACTAATGGTCAAGCATTGAGAGCAAACTCTGCTGCAACAACTGGACTTGAATGGTTTACATTAGCTGAAAGCTTAGGCATTACTGATTTATCAGATGTTACAATAACCTCAGCTTCTAATAATCAATTCTTAAAATATAATGGATCAGCTTGGGTTAATGCCTCAGTTGCAGAAATAAATGGTTTAACAGATCTGTCGGATGTTACAATTACTTCAGCTTCAACAAACCAAGTTCTTTCATATAATGGTTCAGCTTGGGTAAATACATCTAATCCAACAGTAGCTGGTAACTTAACCGTAACAGGAAACTTAACAGTTAGCGGTACAACAACTACCGTAAACAGCACAACACTAAGCGTTGCGGATAATGTTATTACATTAAATAGCGACGTAACAACAGGATCTCCAACAGAAAACGCTGGAATTGAAGTGTTAAGAGGTTCTTCTGCAACAGTCGCTCTGCGTTGGAATGAAACCAATGGTTGGTGGGAATTTACTAATGACGGAACAACATATCAAAGAATTGTAACCAACGTTGTCACCAACGCTCAGACAGGTACAGCTTATACTTTAGTATTAGCAGACAAAGATAAGTTGGTTGAAATGGCTAACGCTTCAGCAATTACTTTAACAGTGCCAGCAGATAACACCGTAGCTTATCCTACTGGAGCACAAATCACTATCCTTCAAACAGGAACTGGTCAAGTAACAATTGCTGGCAACTCGGGAGTTACCGTAAACTCTACTCCTGGTCTCAAGTTGCGTGCGCAATGGTCTTCTGCTACACTTATTAAACGAGCTGCAAACACATGGGTTGCACTAGGAGACTTGAGCGCATAATATGGTTGGAAATAATCAGGTTCCAGACGGAGGAACAAGTTCTAAAAGAAAAGCAGCAAAACCCTCTATTGCAGCTGGTACAGCTCAAGCTACCGCAAATACCACTATAACAAGTGCTGGCTTTGTCGTTGGAACTGTTTCGACTCAAAACACAGCAGTAGCCGCTGATTTAAACAAAGTAGCTATAGCAGTAACTGATACATCAGTTCAGCCATTAGGAACTGCTATTAACTATACTATCAATAGTCCATTCTTCCCACCATATTTCCCACCTTACTTCCCACCATATTTCCCACCATATTTCCCACCGTTTTTCCCACCTTTCTTTCCTCCGTTCTTCCCACCATTCTTCCCACCAGCTTTTAAGTCTGACGTAAGAGACAAAGTTGAAATTGAAGATCTTGAGTTTGGTCTCAATGTAGTTGAAGAACTACGCCCTGTTGCATTTGAATGGAACGAAAGAGACGGAGATAACCAAGGTAAAAAAGATATTGGTTTCATAGCTCAAGAGTTGGCCAAAGTAGAAGACATGTTTAATGCACATGAAGTATTTGGTTTGACTGATCGCAGAGACGAAGAAACAATATATGCTGCTTATCACAGATTAATTCCAGTAATGGTTAAAGCTATTCAAGAGCTATCATCTGAAGTCAAGGAATTAAAAAAGAATCAAAATAAATAGAGTCTTTAAATGTTTATAAATCCATTTATAGCATCTAATATTATCCCAGTAATTTATTTTTTTCTTACTTGTATATTAGTTAACTCAATATATTCAAATCAAAAAGTTCTATCTATATTTAGAACTAATGAAGAAATCCATCCAAAAGAACCATTTAGCTGTTCTAACTTAATTAAATCACTAAGCTGCTTTGTAACATTTATTACGTTAGCTTATTATTATTTAACCGATATATTAGATGGCCATTATCCTAATATTGCAATAAGGTCAATAGCTATGGCCTATATGGCAGTCGATTTGCTTTGTCTTATAAAAGTCAAAAAGTACTTAACTAAGTCAGTTATACAGCATCACTATTCAATAATATTTTTAGTACTTGTTGCAATGTGTGTAGATTTTAATAAAAGCAATATAGGTCAATTAGCACTATTCTTTTTGTTTATAGTTACTGCTACTTTCCCAGTTAACCTATATTTTGCACTCAAGCCATATTATAATGTTGACTGGCTTCTTGGAATAGCTAAATACGATTACCTATTTACAATGGTTGGCTATTTGATATATTTAGTATTTAATTGGCAATATAGTATTTGGGGAATACTTTATCTATTGGCAACAACACCATTATTTGTAGCTGATGCAAAACAACTTAGACATCTGTTCCAAGAAAAACCTGGAAAAAATTTACTATAATAAATCTGTAATAGTATAAAAAGATGGAGTAGTAAATCTTTCTCCGCTTGTTACCTTTTTAACTCCATGAAGGTAATTTATATCGCCAGGGTGTGCTACAGCTAAGCCAGGCTTTGGCTTTACCTGTATGTCATGTTGTGGATAGTATAATTCTCCACCCTCAAAATCATCATTATAATATATTAATGAATTTAAATCATAAGTTGGAAATGGATTTGGAGAACCGTCATTTAACTGCTTGTCAGCATGAGGTTGCTGCTCTAGTCCAGGAAACCATCTAATAATAACTGGAGGTCTAACAGATACTTTAACTTTAAAAGTATCTTCTAAAAGATATTTCATTTTTAAAATATATTTATCTATCAAGTTATAAACATCTAAATTAATCCTAGATAGGATATCGAAACTACATTGTCTATTCTGCCAGTAAGATGCATCATAAGTGCACGTTCCATCTTCAGCATATGTATTTTCTCCGGCGTCCATCCATTCATTTATTGTAGGAAGAAATTTTTGTATGATCTTTAAATCTTCTATTTCAATAAAATTATCTTTAATAATAATATTTTCTTTTGAATTACCAAAATGTCCTGGTTTGATTAAAGATCTTTCCATCTTGCACATCCTTGCTTTGCAACACCGGGTATGATATAGTATATCATTAAACAATTTTAACTGGAGAAAAAAATGGAATTTTTTCATGTAGGTTCATGCACCAATCCGGAAGACAATGCTAAATTTGGCATCTACTTATACAGAGATGCAATACCAAGAAAATTAAATATTCCAGAAAGATTAGAAGCAGCTTTAGCAAAAAGTACTAATAATCTATTCAAATGGTCAGAAGCACTTGTTGGCTATAATGAAAAGATGCCAGAGTATAGAGATTGTGTAGACCTAAAAATGCATCCAAACCACTGGCAATATTTAACTCCAGAAGTTGAGGATATTAAGAATTGCTATGAAGACGTTGAATCAAATTTAAGAATCTGTATAGAGCATTATGAATCTATGTATAATATGAAAATGGAATACATGGAAGCAATCAATTTTGTTAGATATGGAGAAGGCCAGCATTTTGATGTGCACAGCGACCACGGTTTTTCATACACCTGTACGGTATCTTCCGTTATGTATCTAAATGATGACTATGATGGTGGAGAATTATATTTCCCATTTTTAGGAATAAATTTGAAACCTAAAGCTGGAGACATAGTATTGTTCCCGTCAACGTATATTTATTCTCACGCAGCACTTCCTGTTACCAATGGAACAAAATATTCAGCAGTTACTATGTTTGACTATAATGATAAAAATCATAAATAGGAAAAAATATGTCCGATAGAAATGAAACACCATTTTTTCAATTACTTGAAAAGTCAGCATATGACATCTCGCTAAAGTCTTTGGATGGCAGTGAAGACATTATGGCTAAGAATAAAGGTAAAGTAACAATGATTGTCAATGTTACTGGAGAATGTGCCAATTCTGCACAATATATACCTATTCAAAAATTGCACGATGAATATAAGGATCTTGGCTTTGAAGTTATAGCTGTACCAAGCACAGACTTTTGTGATGACGCATATGGAGACTTTAAAGATTCAAATGCAAGTCCAGAACATATGTATGAGCATATGAAGAAATTATATAAAACAGATTTGCCATTCAGCGAACTAACAGGAATTGCTCCAGAACCAAAAGCTGGCATAGAGCAACATGAGTTTTACAAAATGATTCAACATAACCAAGATCCAATTCAAGGTAATTTTGAAAAAATAATAATAAGTAGAGACGGAACAAAAATGATTCGTTTCTGTAATTCTGACCTACTAGATCTAGCTTTCAATGCCGGAGAAAGAAAAACAAGTTCAGAACAAGCTTTAGCAAATATTAAAAAAGCAATTGAAATATTATTGGATGAGCAAATCTAATTTATGACAAAAGTAACTTTAACTAAAACCCATCAAAATCCACCTCAAATTGTTCAGTCCAGAGTCAAAAGAGATTGGATGGACAATACATATAAAAAGCATGCGTACCAATGCCTACCTGTAACTACAGCTAATGTCCATGGCTGGGAACTGATCTTGCCACAAGATGTAGTGGTTCAGTGGGATGGTGGGAATTCAGTGCCAACTATAATAAGTGGTGGAGAGTATAAGGGCAGACAGTTGGCTTATGGTGGAATAGTTGGAATGGTTTCGTTTTCAGTAGGATGGGCTTTTGGAACCGAAGATGGTTACGAGACATGGATAAGTGGTTCACCTAATTATTTTATTGAAGGAGCTTCTCCATTATCTGCTGTCATACCTTCAAGTTGGTGGCCAGATGAATTTCAAATGAATTGGATAATACAAAAAGTAGGCGAACCAATTACTTTTCCAGCTGGAATGCCATTCATGTTTTTTAATATATTTAAAAGTGATTTACTCGAATCTGTTGAATTTAAAGTAGACAACCTTTGGGATAAACCTTCTTTGATGGTTGCGCGTCAAGCATACGGTGACGCAAAGATGAAGAGAAATAAAGAAGAACCATGGACGTGGATGAAGGGAATAAAAACTGGCCTTAATGAAAAAGGGGAAAGAATAGGTCCAGCAAATTCAGGGCTTTTAAAGTTAAATAGCCCATTAGAATAGTTACTATATATTTATACATTCTTTATATTAAGTGAGGAAAAATGCCGTTTTTGTCTGTATCAAAAGAAGAAAAGTTAGTAGCGCTCAACGCAGCGAAGAAGGATCTTTTGATTCATCTATATAAAAGATTGACCCTATTAGGCCATGATCCTGAAACCTATAATCTTAATGACTTTTCATTTGACCCTACTTCCTCAGAGGAAGAAGATGGAGAATTTAGAGCTAAGCAAGATATCCAAAATACTTTAGATAAGCTTGAAACCGTAAACTCTAAAATATCAGAATTATCATAATAAGGAAAAAAAATGACCCTCACTAACACTGAAAAAAATGCAATTAAAGCAAAAGCAGTTGCATATCTAGAGAAGTCTATATATACATTATCTTTACTTTTAGGCCTTAATCCAGAACTAATTATGGACGCAACATCGGTTAATGACCTTACGGCTGAATTCTCAGATCTCTCAGAAGAGGCCCAAAAAAGCTTTGAGTCTCTACTTACTCAAATCCAAGCATTGAATTCGATCAACTAATATGCCCGAAGTTGTTCCATTCGACTCAGAGTCCCAGTCGGCACAAGATCAGGCGCCAGTATACCTTCCTCAACAAGGAGTTTATCAGTATGCTGATGGAAAGCTTGTAGACTGTTATGTGTTATGGAACACTGATTCTATTAAAAATAGTATTGTAACTTACAAAGAATTTGATGAAGAGGATATTCTATGAGCTATAACGCAGAACAAGATCTTAAATATA